AGCTGAATCCCCATCTCTTGCAGTGCCGCTTTTGCTTCGCCAGTACCCTTTGCCGCTTCTGCCGCTCTTCGTGTGAAGCGTTGCATTGCCATATCAAAGGTTTGGGTAGATACGCCAGATTGTTCTGCCGCAAATCTGAACTCTTGTAGGGCAGATGTGGTAATGCCTAATTTATCGGCAGTCTTGCCAATCTTATCAGCGGCTTCAATAGATCGCTTCGCAAAGCCAACTAATGCCACGGCACTAACTGCCGCAAAAGCAGACCTCAAAGAAAGGGCGGCTTTTTTTGTGCGACCCATACCCTTGTTCATAGAATCAAAGGCTTTCTTTGTTTCATCCTTTGCAATGAGTCTGATTCTAATTTCTTCTGCTGTCGCCATGCTCGCTCTCGCTTCTAATCTCTAGATATTGAACCCATCCAGTAAACTCTTCCTCGGTAATCTCACCGAGTTCCTGTACAGTTTTATGTAAACGATCCGCAAGTGCATACATTGTAAACATCTGTGGATCGTTGTTTAGTTTGGGCTTTCAATCCTCCCCATCTCAGCCACAACACTTGTTAAAATGCTAGGGATATTCAGATTCATCAGATGGATTTTATCTGACAAATCAAACATCTTTTTTCCTTCCTTTGTCTCAGCCTTCAAAATAAATGCCCTAACAATAAATTCATATTCATCATCAGCGGATGCTTTATTTAATTTCTTTCTGTCATTCATAGTAAAAGGGCTTGAGTAAACAATCAGTGGTGATTCCCCTGTTTCTGGGTCTTTCAGCTCTGGCACTTCAATCAATCTTCTTTCTTGTGAATCAGAATAATCTTTCATCACATCCAAATATGGATTACTCATTTGTCTCTCCGATTGTGAAACCCGAACAAAAGAACGAGGCAGGGAGGTTCGGCTACTCCTTTTCGGGGATTCCCCCTAGCCTCATATTTAGTTACACAGCACCCCAAGTGATAGCACCATTAGCCTCATAGGAGAATGTTCTTTCAACCATCCCCTCTGCGGTAGCGGTAACTCCAACCTCAGTGATAAGCACAGTACCAGTAGCATATGTTGATGCGTTTGCACTGCCCTCTGGATAGAGGTTAAGTGTTACAGATGCCCCGATAGTCATAGCTTCCTGACCATTAGTGTCTGTCTCATCCCAATAACAGGTCATAGAACCAGAAGCAGAAGTGAGTCCTACTTTCTTCGTTCTCGCACTGTCACCCATTGTAGTGTCATCAATGATCTCGGCAGATTCACTAATACTCCAATCACGAATCTCTGCGATTGTATTTGCTCCGATCTTTACGACACCTTCTGAACCCTTATGATTCGCCATCTTCAATCACCTCTGCTTTCTTTGGTTTACGAGTGGTCGGCTTTTTAGCCTTCCAACCCTTTGCTTTCATCTCTTCGATCTTTGATGGATGAACATCAACTGGATCAGAAGAACCCTTGTGATACATAATCATGTAGTACCCCTTGTATAATCGTAGGTTACTCGAACAACTATCCTAACCCCACCAATGGGATCAAGTAGTCCTTCATCCGTTGATACTTCCACCGTTTCAGTGTGTATAGCATTACTGTCTCTCGTTAGATCAGCATCCAGTGCTTCTTCAATACCTTCTATTAACTGATTTCGTGCAGTATCGATATTCTGACCCTTTACGAAACCAACAATAGTGTAATCAATTGTTCCCATTCTCTTTGATGAGGATGAGGCAATTGTAGAGTCTGCTCTGGACTCGTCACCAGTTACGATCCATGCCGCTGGGAATTGAGCATTAGATAACCGTTCAAACTCAAAAGGCTCACGGGTGATCTTTTTAAGCTCTACAGGTGAAGTCATGGCATCCAGTACCGTTATGATATTTGATGCTATATCTTCTCTCTTGCTCATCTGATAGCTTTCCTGATCTCTTTGAAGAACACCGCCCTAGCCTTGTTTCTTTCATCTACTGAGAGATCAAAGAAAGGGCGGGTCTTTTGATTCCAGATAGCTTTCTCAGCTTCCCTTCTACGCCCGAAGAACAATATTGCATTATCTCCACGAACCCGAAACTTCATTGATCCTAGCATCTCACCTGACCAATTAAGATCAGGTTTAATGCCACGACCAGCCTTTCTTCTTGCCTTCTTATAGGAAGGTGAATAAGGCTTGAATAGTCTCACGTCTCCAGAGCTAACGCCCATATGTTTCTCAGTATGTCGCCTGATAGCAACGATTCCATAAGCACCAGCTTTCGCTAATCCCTTCTGGGTCTTTGACTTGATCCCCTTCTCTACTCTGTTCATCATGCGGATAACTGCCTTGTCATCCGTCTGAATAGACATCTTCATCTATACAGCCTTCCATGATGAATTGGTGCTTTCTCGGAATCGGCTATTGATGAATCTTCATCATAGTCATACTCCACACCATCCCTGAGTACAGACTGGAACTCCTCTTCATACTTTGCCTCATAAAACTCGATCATCGCTGTGAAACGATCATCAGGTCTCCATGTAGACAATTGGGGCAGAGCATAGGCAGAAAGAACACGATAAGCGGCACACCTAGTCCATTGGCTCTCAGTGAGTAGAGTTGTATCCATCTCACCAGAACGTCCGGTCTTAGTCCACCAGTCAGCTCGGAGTCGTCTTTCAACATCTCCTTGCGATCTTGCGTGTTCGTTCGTAAATGCGCTGATCCCCAATGAAAGGATATCAGGAACATAAGCGGTCAAATCGCTGTCTTGTGACATTGCCATAATACACTCCAAAGGGGCATTAAGCCCCCTCAGTCGGTTTAGATGGTTGCGTCAGTAGATAGCTTAACACCGTAGGCATCAAACAGTTCGCCTTCGCCCCATACTCCAGTAGCTACAATCTCAGTAGCACGGAGAGAAGCATCACGCTCATACTCAAGTTTGAACTCATTACGGATAGCCAGACCAAGTGCCGCAGGTACAAATGCCGCACCAATAGCGTCACCAGATGCATCTACAGTGATGTTGGCAGACTCATAGACATTCATGCCAGCAATGCGACCTACAAATCCACTCTGGAGAGCATCATTATCAGGAACATTGTTGGAAGAACCGCCATAAGTATTAGTCAACACACTCTTCAACTGGTAAGCCTGATATGGGTGCAGAACTACAGAAGCATTGTCCATGTCAGGAGCGGCAGAGTTACGAAGTGTAGCCTGTGCCGCAAACAAGTTAGCAAGAGTGATCTCACTGGAAGTGCCAGCACCCTTATCAGTTGAGAAGCCAGTGAACAGAGCAATCAAGTCCTGATCCATGCGTTTAGCAATAGCCTCTCCAAGAGTACGACCGATATCAGCGGCAACATCACGTACAGATGTGTCACGACTGAAATCAGTAAGAGTAACCATTACACCATGCTCGCCAAGAGTCATAGTAGCCTCTGATGTACTAACAGCAGTGTTAGATAGATCAGTAGCCTCAGCAACAGCCGCGGCAGTTACAGCAGGGTATTTAGGTACAGAAAAGACCTTACCGGAAGTACCGGAAGCATCATAAGTAGTTACAAGATTACGCATTAGAGAACGCTCTACTGCGGTGAATTGTGCCTCTGCAATGATGTCCTCATACAGGTCATCAAGGGTCGAGGTGGTTAGTTCGTCAGCCATTGTATATCTCCATTAAATTAAAAAAAACATCGGGCAAGAAAAGGTCTGCCCTTCAATTGCCATCAGTTTAGGGAGATAACGTAGCTCCGACCCTTCCGTTTTAAGAGATTGAAGTATCTCTACCGTATAGGGTCGTCACCCACCGAACTATTACCTTTATACCTCAGTTGAGGATAATGTCAACCTCTGCCTATAGATTTTCTATGCTCTTTATATTCAGCATGAGACATTTGGCTAACATTCTTTGGCTTTTCTATATTTCCTACATTGCCAGCAGATGACTGTGTGCCTGTACCTGACCCTGTTGGCTGTACGAAGTATTGATGCTCAGTAAGGAACTCCGACATTCTCTCTGTGATAGTCATAGTAGTGCCATCACTGTTAAGGCGTACTGTTCCCTCTTTATCCACAACCTCTGCCTGTCCATGCTCTCCTAGCCTTACTTCTCCACGAAGCAGTGACATTACAGATGGTTGTGAGCCTTGAACAAGGGGAGCAGAGGCTATTGCACCTGCAAGCTGTCCATCAATAACAGCAGACTCTAACTGCCCTTTGTATTTGTTAATCTCTGCATCTTTTTTCTCAGCCAAGTTTTGATACGCTTTGTCAAACTCTTCAGATTTTCTATCAGCTTCAAGTTGCTTCTCCTCTTGCTCTGCTTTCATAGTGCGATATTCATCTACATCTACACCTTCAAACTTCTTGCCATATTCCTTGTGGATAATGGTTCTCTCTCTGGTTAGGCGATCTTTGACCAGAGCATCTAACTCAGCCTGAGTCATCTCCATTTTTGGGGTTTCTTCTACCGAACTTTCTTCACTCATTTCATTCTCCATTGCTAATCAATCCAATCAGGGTCTACTGGCATCCATTGATGCCGACAATTATATCCACCACGTACTGTAAATGGGTCGCCAGATGACTTCCCCGCCCAAGTATTATTGCTCCATTCCTCTC